TCCCGGACGCTGGGCGTAAACCTTGTACGTCTGGTACCGGTCGGCCATGGAGTAATGTGCATCAAACCCAAGCACGTTTTCACCGAAAACAAGATCTGTGGACATATACTCGCGCCCGGACCTGGTCAACCGGATCCCGCCGGCCCGGTCCGAAACAGGCACCACCCCGGCCAGCACCGTCGCCCGGTATATCGCTTCATGTACGGTTTCGTATGGCTCGACGGCGAATTTTTCAAGCCGGATAAATATGTCGTTGTCGATCGACACCTTTACCCCGTATGGTTCGGCCAGGCGTTCGCAGATACGGATAATCGTTTCATCCTTGACCACCGTCGGGAAGTCGATCACCGAACAGTCGACCAGAAGCGCCGCCTTGTCCCGGCCCGTGATTTTCAGTGCCGACCGTCCGCCCTGGTGACTGGGGTCAACGTCATCGATGTATCCATCAACCAGCGTATCGTCGCCGGCCCGAAGGACGCACGCGTCGCCCGGATCAATCTGCAGAGGCTCATCTTCCAGCTGAAACGCATTGGTCAGCGATAGTTCAAAAAGCCCGGATATTGCTTCAATGGATCGCTGAACCCGGACGGACGTCCAGCCCTTGAAGGCTTTTCCGGATATAACCAACGAAATGACTTCAGCCATTTGACAATACCTCAATATCTTCCTGTCCGGCGATAATGGCCGGATTCCTGATACCGTTGCGGTCGATGATGTCTTGTTCCATCGAAATGGACCCGTATAGTTTGTGCGCCAGCACCAGGGACGGCACCGCCACCGGCGGCGCATACCTCTGTATTCGCGGCAGCCCGGACGTGCGCGCCTCGATGTCGTTGACCAGCTGGTTTTTAGCGTCGAACATCGCCTGGTACAACTCATCGTCCTCGACCGATTCCATGAGCGTATCAAGCGGGTCAACAACAGCGTCCCGCGTATCAACCGCGTCGGTATAGCTCACGAACGGTATATCAACCACCACCCGGACGCACGCCAGGACCGCAGCCTGGCGCATGTAGTCCTTAAGCGCGTTTTGATTCCTCGCCTGAATGATCATTGACGGAGAAACAAGCGGCGGCACGATGTCGTTTTCTCCATAAAGGAAAAGGTTTTGCAGTTCCCGGAGATCTTCGATTTTCGCCGTCGTGTTATACGGATTCGTAAGAGTCCCACCGCCGAAATCGAACGTAATCAGGTCCAGCAGTGAATTCGCCAGATCGCCGGGCGCCAGCATGAGCAGATTAATGTCCGCAATCAGGTTGCCGACCTTGGCCTTGAACGCCGCGGCCTTTCGCGCCTGGTTTTTTACCGTGTTTATCGCGTTGGTGGCGGCATTGACCCCCTCGCTGGCCGCCGCTGCGACGCGACCCACAGTCCCGGCGACAGAAAACGCCTTCGCAAAAACCTCACCAGCGTGCGCAAGCGCGGCCCCGGCCGCGGACACGGTCGCCGTTAGATTGTCCGTCGAAATCACCGGTTTCGGAACAGCACTCGATTTGACAAACGATAGAGCAAGAACGGCGTATCTTCCCTCGGAAGAAATCTCCCGGACCCGATACCCGGTGCATACCACGGTCTGTTTCCCGAAATACGGGTGGATTAGTGTGTCCGATCCCGGCTTATCACATGCCGCGGCCAGGGCATCGCGCTGCGCCATGTAGTCATCGCCGATCACGTATGCTTCGATAGAAAACTGCCGGGCCTTCAGGCCCATATCCTCGATGTATGGATCATCACGTAGCGGGTAATCATGCTGGACCGTCCGGCGGCCGCCCTCGACCTCGGAGACGGACACCTTAAACGGCACCCGCCGGAATGACGCTGGACGTAATTTTAGTTTCCAGTCCATAAATTACCGAATCAGGTTAAAACCCATGCGAACATCGAGCGGCACAGGTCCCCTGATGTCGCCGATGTTCATGTTTTCCGGCGGATTTTTGAACTCAACTACGACTTTTGATTCTTGTTTTACCGGCTTTCCGGCCGCCTGAACCGGAACAGAAACGGCGCCCTGACGCTTGTTGTAGAGATCATTGAGCGCCATGAACCGCGTGCCGAAATCCCCGGAAAGACCGTATTTGTTTAGCGCGGATTCCAGGGCCGTTTGTTCTGTTTCATCGTCGCGGGTATACGAACCAGGTGCGGCCGCCTGTTTTCTGTACAGTTCCAGGAGACGACCCATTTTTTTAGTATCGGCCTTGTCGGCTTCTGTTATGGTCGGATTATAGCCCAGAATTGCATTCGCCCGTGCCGTTTCCTCGAGTCCGGAAAGGTAATTATTTAGTGCCAGACCGGTCGCCCCCACGGCCCCGATAAAACCGGCGCCGGCCATTATCAGCCATCCGGCCGGCGTTGTTACCAGCAACGCATTGAGGCTTGTCAGGGCCGCGATAAACGAACCTATGGCCGTAACCAGCTGGACACCGATTACCGCCGCCAGACCGCCCAGAATCGCGTTTGCCGGCCCGATAGCGTCCGTGATCCTTAACATATACTCCCCGAACGGCTTCAGCTTGTCCCAGACATCGGCCAGGCCGTCACGGATTGCCACCAGGGCACCGGGAAGCCGGTCCGCAAACGCGCGCGCGAAGGCCTCAATCTGCGGCCGTCTGTTAATCAAGTATTTTGTCAGCTTCGTGGCAAGCTCCACCGCCATCGGCATGAGTTTTGAACCGATGGTATTCCGCAGTGAAATCAAGGTGAAATTAAGCGACTTTGAGGCGGAGTCAAATTCTTCTGCCTTTGTTATATCGTCCCGAGTCATGATCCCCAGCTGGCGCGCCTCTGCCCGATACTTCTCAATGGCATCCGTCCCGGCTCCGATCATGGCGACAACCTTTGACCCCGCACGCGAAAACAGGTCAAACGCGACCTTGTTTCTGGTCACCGGGTTCTTGATCTTGTTCATTGCCGCAATGGTTTCGGTGAATAGTTGTTCGGTATCCTTCATCTGGCCGCCGGCGCCGCGGATACTGACGCCCAGGGCATTGAAAAGGTCTGCATTTTTCCCCTGGCCGGTAGCCGCTTCGCCGGCCGCCCGTTGCAGCCTGAAAATGGCGTTTTCCATGTCCTGCACTTCAACGTCGGACTTTACAGCAGCGTACCGCAGTTCCTGAAGCGCCTCAACGGTCAGTCCCAGGTTTCCGGCGACCGTTGCGACTTCATCCCCGAAATCCGAAGTCGTTTTCACAAGCGCGAACAGCCCACCGCCGGCGGCCGCGCCCACCATCCCGATTTTCGTCACGATTCCGGCGACTGTTCCATATAGATTTCGGAACGACGTGCCCACCCGGTTCGCGGCCGCGCCCACCTTGTCGACCCCGGACAGCGAAGTCAGCTTCACAATTTTGTTCTGCAGGGCGGAAAGAGGCGCGGTAATAACGGCGATCTTCGCGGCGATTTTCTGTACCCCGGCGGTCAGCTTGTCAACCGCAACTATCGGTACCTTAATCGGTGGAGCCTGATTCATGGATGGCCTTTGCCGCCTTGTCTGTGACTTGCCGCCAGAACGTTATATCTTCATCTGTAAAGTGATCAATTTCTGACGGCTGGAAGTGTAGAACGAGAGCAAACAGGCCGACGCTGATTTTCCAATCTGCCGGCCAGCTTATAAAAAAGACGCGACCCGTTCGGAGATTCTGCCAAAATCAGTAAGGGAAATTCTATCAACCATTGCCGGCGTGATACCGGCAACCTTCTCCAGAATCTTGATTGATTGATCCGTCGGAGACAGGTTGCCGATACCGCGAATATCGCGCACCGTTGGCTTTCTCGCTATGGTGATTTTCTCGACCCTTTCAGACCCGAACTCAAACGGATCTTCCAGCTGTATGTCAATCGGAAAATCAGCCATTACCGCACCTCCTCGGCCTCAAGTCCTTCGAACCGGACCGCTACATTGCCCTCGTCGGTCCCGATATTGCCGTCGCCAGCATACCAGGCATTCCGCAACGCGACCACCTTGCCGTTGGCAAGCTCCAGGGTAACCGTTTCGTCGTTGAGCTCCATCATGGCCTTGACGTCCATGTTGCTCCGGTCCGTGATTTCCCCCTCGATGAACGGCACCTGGGGCAGTTCCTTGTAGCCGTGAACGCGATCCTGGCCGACAACGGCTTCGCGCTTCGCCACACCCAGGTTGTATGTGAAGTTCCCTTTTGCGTCGTACAGAACGCCTGATACCTTCAGGTATATTATCCCGCCGCGTCTGTTATTCGCCATAATAAAACGCTCCTTCTTTTACGTGGTTATAGGGAAAGCCTGGCGGCAGTTACGCCGCCGGGCTCTGCAAAAGAAACTGTATGGACGCCGCGCCTACGATGAATTGATTGACCAGGTCGGGCGGCAGAACCCAATCAAGCCGGTTCGGGTCAGAGATCGACCGCACGCACGTAAGATCGGCTTTGAACTGGTCGATGTTCTCCACCAGCCCCAGCTCTTCCATCTGGCGCGCCCAGGCAACGGCCTCGGCCTTGCCGATTTTCGGCGTCATGATGCTCTGACCTGGAACAATACGCGTGTCATCGTCTGCGAGTTTCGCGCGCGGGTACTTCGCCAAAATCCGCGCCCGGAATGAATACCGCAGATACATGAGCGTAAACAGCGTGTTGCTGTCCAGGTATGCAATGTCGGGAGCCCCAGCCGAGTTGGTCTGATACGTGGTTATGGCGCGCTGGATCCGTA